CGAAGTACTGCAAAACTGAATGTGATCAGAAGTTCTGGTTGGCACAGAGTTTATGGATCTTGGATATCTGTGAGGAAGTGCATGTTTTATGCCTGCCTGGGTGGGAGGAGTCGAAGGAGGTTGACCGGGCCGTTATGCTAAAAAAAATACGGAATCATTGGGTTTCGCCGATGCCGGAGATAGTCTATCACAAATTGGGTGTGTGAATGAATAAACAACTGGATCTTGGGCTTGAAAACTGATGAAACAGTACTACATATACGGACCTCCCGGAACCGGGAAGACTCGAGTGCTTGCCCGAAGGCATATTCCAAGAGCGATTGAAAAGTACGGGCCTGACAAGGTAATGGTAACATCGTTCACGCGGGCGGCGGCTAAAGAAATCGCGGGTCGGGATATTCAGGTCAATGAAAAGAATGTCGGAACGCTTCACAGTATTTGCTACCATGCGTTCGGGCAGCCGAATCTGGCAGTCAAGCATATTAAAAAATGGAATGAGGAGTATCCCCGGTGGGCGTTGTCAGGATCTGGCAGGGACCTGGAAGATTATGATTCGTTTGAATCCCAGGTCGAGGGTGATCAGTTAATGTCGGAAATTCAGGTGCTCAAGGCCCGGCTGGTTCCGCAGAACACATGGAAAATAAGCCTACAAAGTTTCATGAAAGCCTGGGACGGATTTAAGAAGGAGCTGGGAGTTATCGACTTTGATGATCTGATTGAAAATGCGCTCGAAGAATTTCCCATAGCTCCCAACAGTCCGGCAGTCATGTTCCTGGACGAGGCCCAGGACTTCACGCCGGTTCAATTTAAGCTGATTCGGTCGTGGGGTATGTCAATGGACTGGTTCGTTATGTGCGGTGATGACGACCAGACTTTGTATTCTTGGCTAGGTTCGGACCCGGAAGCCCTGATTAATCCGCCAGTGCCTAAAGAGTTCAAGACGATCCTCAAGCAGTCATGGCGGGTGCCTGCTAAAATTTTACAAATTGCCGGTCGGGTTATCGAAAAAGTTTCCATCAGAGAACCGAAAGAATATCGTCCGCGCATGGATGACGATCTTGAACCGGTGGATGGAGAAGTCATATTCAGCGATAGTCATTACAAGCATCCTGATGAGGTTCTGGAATACGCTCTGGAATATATTAAGCAACCGTCTCTGCGACCGAACCGGAAAAATAAAAATGTCATGTTCCTGGCTTCCTGCTCATACATGCTGGAACCGCTAAAAAAAATATTAAGAGACAAAGGAATCCCCTTTCATAATCCGTACAGAAGGAGGCGGTACGATTGGAATCCGTTCTACAGGTCCCAGGGCGTGTCTTCGGTTGATCTTTTAAATAATTTCCTGTCTGAATCCGAGTCGGACAAATCGTATTGGAGCGTGCCTCAGTTTTTGAAGTGGGCGCAGTTTATCAGGGTAGGGGAAACCGGCTTGATTAAAAAGCAGGGTAAGGAAGCCCTTAAGGTTTTGACCAAAGCTGTTGAGGATTGCGCTATGGGAATTCATACCACCCGCGAGGTCCTCCATGAAGTGCTGTCACCGAGTGCGATCAACGCCGCACTGAACAGAGACATACAATGGTTGCAGGACAATATTTTAAAATCCCGTTCAGGCGGCCTTATTTACCCGCTGTCGGTACTTAAAAATCAGGGAGTCAATGCCCTGCGGGAAGAGCCGGGCGTAATCCTTGGTACAGTTCACTCGGTGAAAGGAGGTGAAGTAGATATGGTTGTGCTTTTTCCCGACCTATCCAGAGCTGCATACACAGAGATGGATAAAAGAGAGAATGAGGACGCCATACGCAGGATGTTTTATGTCGGCATGACCAGAGCGTATGAAACATTGATTTTATGCTCTCCGACGCCGCCTCCGAGACGGATGCCGGAGATGTGTTTTGAATGGCCGGACACGGAAAGGACATGCAAGGGATATGAAGAAAAAAAAAGAATAAAAAACTGGCTATAATAAGGGAAGGCGCTGAAGAAATAGCAAGGCTGGAAAATCGTTTGGGGAAACAGTGAGTGTTGTGAGTGCCATGAAGAAAATTAAAGGCATTTCCCTGTCAAAAAATGAGGACGGGATTACCTATAACCGGGGATATGTAATACGAGAATCTCCGTTCACACAAATTCAGCAGTTCGTGGATGGCGATACAAGCATCGATGTCAGGCAAATCATAAAAGGCATCCCGAATCCGAATAATCCTGAAACTTATGTCGGCATGGAAGAACTGAAGTTGCTCAAGGAGGTCTGGAGAATACTTGGAACCTCGAATGTTCTGTGAGATTTATTCGTGCCATATGTCAGTCAAGGCGTGCATAGCAAGACAGAAGAATGCTCGTCAATACTTGGGCAGCCATACGTGGGGGCAGGGAAGAATCAAGCCCGGAGCTTTGGATATAAATTGTCAAAACTGCGAACAGGGAAGAAAAATTATGGAAGAATATAGCACAATATCTCTGCCCGGACCTAAGAGCAAAGAGGAGATAGCAACTCAGGTCTGCTCGCAAAAAGACTGCGAGCATGGCGGGAAACCTCAGCCCATCAAGAACTTTAAACTTCACCCTAAAAGCAGAACGCCATTTAAAATGTGCAATTCATGCCTGGCAAAGAGAACAAATGCCGGACAGCAGAGACGGCGGAAAAAAAATGAACGTCAGAATGATCTTGCAACTGCCAAACCATCTCAAAATAGTTCGCTTGAAATTTTGCTCAATGATCTTCCGGAGGTGCTGAACAAAATCGTTGAAGTCGCCGAAAAGGAGGAGCGAACACCCGAGGCTCAAGTCAGGTATCTTTTAAAAACCGATAATAGACTTTTTCATAAACCGAGGTACAGTTCAGATTTCCAGGGAGGAATTATGCCATGAGTAAAATTTTTTGGTTTGACACGGAAACGACCGGTCTGGATCCCAAGATTCATGGTCTTACGGATCTTGCAGTTCTGATTGAAAACAACGGAGATGTTATTGAGGAGTTTTCTTATGTAGTTAAGCCCGGCCCTGATATCGTGGTGGACCCGAAAGCTCTTGAAGTGCAGGGCAAAACCATGGAGGATTTAAATAACGGTATGCCTGAAATGATTGTGCTTGTCGATCTGAAATCCAGGCTTCTCAAGCATGTAGACCCGTTTAATCCCAAACAAAAATTTGTCCAGGCCGGGTACAGGGTAGAATTTGATGATGGTTTTCTCCGGGAACTTTTTATTCGAAATGAAGACAAATATTACGGAAGCTGGTTTTTTAATGCACGAATTGATGTGCTCACTTTGGTAGCTATTTGTCATGCATATCAAAACTTTCCGGTTAAAAATTTCAAGCTTAGCACAATGTGTGAATTTTTTAATATCCCCATCGATGCCCATAAAGCCATGAATGATATCCGGGCAACCCGCGAGTTATCTGAACGATTAATAAAATGCATAAAGAAATTAGTATGAGGAGGGTAGCTATGAAGAAAGATAAGTGCAAAGCATGCCATGAATTTATTTATTGGGTTAAAACCACAAACGGAAAAAACATGCCCGTGAATATAAAAAAAGAAGTTCTTATGGTGCATGACCCGGAGCAGGATGTTTACAAAATGGTGTATGGATATGCCCCACACTGGGGGACCTGTCCTGCAGCGGACAAGTTTAAAAAACGTGATAAACCTAAAGACTTTATCAAGTATATTCGCAGTATACGATCTGAGTAAGGAGGTTGAATGGCAAACAGGGTTAGTGAAGATTCAATTGTTAAGGCAAGCATGCGATACTTGAGATCACTTCCCAACTGCAAGGCCCGCAAAAGACGGGGCGGCGTATCCAACCGGGGAGAACCGGATATTTACGGATCAATCAACGGCATGCATTTTGAGATTGAGGTTAAGGCGCCCGGGAATGTACCTACGCCTCATCAGAAAGCCCGATTAAAAGAGTGGGATGAGGCCGGCGCCATTACCGGAGTATCGTACTGCATAGATGATACAATGGCTATTATAAATGAGGGAAAGATGAAACAATGAGCTTAAAAAATACGCCGTTGTGGATTATATAGGGAAAATATGGGATTGGAAGGAGAATAGAATGAGTTTAAAAATAATAATGGAACCAATAAATAATACTCCACCATTTGTAAATATTGGTCAAAATGTTAAAATTATTGATATTGAGAGTGGGGTTGATATTAGTAAGTGTGTTAGAAATATGGTCATTAATATATTTCATGATGATTGGGTAGGGGCGATATTGGAATGCGATATTGGAAAGTTAGAACTGATAGGGGTAGATATAAAGGATATAATACCAATCAGGAATGATATAAAACAGGAGGAGTTGGATAGTCTAACAAGCAAGCAGGGAGGAATAAAAAGTGGAAATTGAAATTAAAATCTATCTTGTTGTTGGAATGGGGTATGTTATTGGAGAGCCTCTGCATGACTGGAAGAATAAAATCGTGCTGAAAAATGCGGGGATCGTGCGCGGAAATGATAAGCAGATTTCCGTCACACCTCCCATCATTCACTGGTTCGCTCATCAGCTGGATAAAATTCAGAGGCTTGAAATTCCAAAACACCTGATAATAGATGAAGATGATCCGATCCCGGAAGTATTAAGAACGTATGAAATGTATATTAAAAAAGTAAACGAGCAGGTAAGCGGAATTAAGATCGCTACAGAGCAGGATTTGAGCCGGTTAAAAATCCATTAATGCCATTCCATAGCGCCGTTCACCCGGCGTTGAAGCATGCTCGATGTCGGGTGAATGTAGTTATCCCTGATTGTGCCAGGTGTATCCCCCAGCAGGAACGCGATATCCATGATGCTCATACCGCCCTCATAGTGCAGCCAGGTGGCCACATAATGCCGGAAGGTGTGGGGGCCACGGCCATCAGCGCCCTTCTTTAATTCCAGATCAATCAGCATATCGTTCACAATCTTGCGAACATGCTTTGTGGACGGGAATAAGCGGTCATGCAGGTTCAGTATTGCCCGTTGTTTGTGTGCTGAAATTATGTTTGCAGTATCCTCTGAAAAAAACGCCGACCGCGGCTCGGTCTTGGAGTCGGAAAGAAACACGGTCTTATTTGTTACATTAATATCTTTGGCTTTAATACGGCTGATTTCCCGAACTCTTGCGCCGGTATCGATCAGCAAGTGGACAATCGCCCGGTTTCGTAGTGGGTTTTTCGACCTTGGAAATTTGTAATTCTTGCACTTCTCCACATCAGCCTCAGTGAACCATCTGTTAATCGCCTTGAGCTGTGACTGTTTCCTCTCAGATGCCGGTATCCGGTAGGTGTATTCCGCCGGCGTGCCGTTCCATTTGAGAAACATCTTGGCAATGGTTAAATATTGCTGGATGGTTTTACCGCTACATTTGTTCTCACGCAAAAAGTTTGCATAATCTTTTAGCTGAAAGTTGTTTGTGCTTCGATGAAAAGCGATCAGCGGATTCAGCGCGTTGCGGTACAGCCTGATCGTTTCCGGCCGGAGATCTTTTACCGAGTCTAAATATTCGGTGATTTTAGTTTGTATCATAGCACCTCCTCCTTTTCTGCAGGCAGTTATTCTCTTCCTTCGGCTTTGGATATAGCCTTAGATATTGTTTCATATACTAGGCAATCTTGGTACTCTGCGTTGCCAAGCATATTTTCAAGATGTCGGATTTCTGATATGGCTTTTTTACATGCTTCCAGCAAATCCGGTGCAGCTGTGATAAGTCGAGTGTCTCTTTCATGTCTCACTTTGATTCGTGCTTTCTGAATTCTTCTCGGAGCAATACCCTTAAAAACCTCCTGTGGATTAATCCCCAGAGCCTGTGTGAAATTCGCAAGCTTCAATACATGCATCGGGCACACCCTCGTGTCCGGACCATACTCATCAGCGTTCGGATCAACCAAATCGCTACAGAAGTAACAGCCCTCAGCGGCTTCCTCATAAATCTCGGCAATCTTATCGTAAATCTTAAGCTCGCCAGGATCTTCCTCAGTGTCCATCAGGCCTAGCCCTACTCGAACTTCGGTCATGACATAGGTAAGCAGGAATGTCATAATCCTGTTGGCGGTGTCCATATCAAGGCTGTTGATGGCGTCAATGCCGTCGTCGTACCAGGCGCCTTCCTCGGCGTCTTTAATACCCTTTAAAATCTTTGTGAAATTAATTATCTTCATTTTATCTCTCCTATTATTTTCATGCATCGCAATCGCCGTAACAAAAACTGTGGCATTTTGTGCAATAGCCGGGATAGTTTTTATACCGCTCATCCATCTCCATAAGCTCAATTTTTTCCATCATTTTTTCGTTAGCTGCTGTTTCCGCAAGGGAGTCACCAGTCTGACAATGATCAAAACTCTCAGGAGGGTTGGTGTTAGGATTAGGACGATATACGACACCGGACACACCCCCACACCACATGCAATTGACATAAGCGATGATTTGGCCTGGTGTATCCTTCAGCCATCCGTAATTGTTATGATTATGGATCTCTATATCTCCGTACCGATTTTTGAGATATTCTTTCCACTCGATTCCTCTTTTTGGATCATGCACCAAGATAATATCTTCGCCAGGCACATACCCAAGAGCACCATGAGGATTCCCATCATAATTAGATGGGATAATGTTAATGATTTCGATTTTTCCTTTCATTTTGAGTCCTCCTTGTTTCCTCCCTTAACTTATTAATTTCTTTGCCACCATATCATACTCTTCCCGAATCTTTCCAAACGGATCAAGGACTGCTAATTTATTTTCAATCGTACTGGCTTCATATTTAAACTCAATCCGAGTCAATGTTTTTTCATAATCATCTTGGGCTTGATTCATCCTTGCATGATAATCCTCATGAGCTTGATATTCTTCATTCACTTTTTTATGCTCTATGCTGATTAATTCATGAAACAATTCAAGTGCTTCTTTCTTTTTGTCAAGGTCCTCGGTGATTTCATAATTCATATCCTCAACAACAAAACCTGGAATTTTCCTGGAGACCATGCGTCTGCGATGTTCAGTAGCAAAACCACGAATCACGGTATAATATTCATCCTGAAAATTAAACCAGTTGTACGGCATGTAAAAAATTCCAGGATTAAGACTGCTCTTCGTTTTCTTTTTACATCTTCTGAGAATAAATCTATTCTTTGCTCTTAATTTTTGTGCTTTCGTCCAGGTTACGTCAAAATCCACATCCAAAGTTAAAGGTACACACCCGCTCATGCGTATATTAATTTTTTTATTAACAATATCGGGTTCCTGGTATAAAAACAGATCAAGCAAACAATATTCGTTATTTAAGAAACCAAGTCTTATCTTTACCATCTTTTTATACTCCTCGCATTCCGGTTTTAAGATTGCTTACTCTCTCCTCCGATTAACAGCTGTCAAATCTTTACCATTACTCCTCTTTTCGGCAGCATTATTGTCGTAGTGCAGCCTTATAACCATTTAGGATCAACAACTCTTTGAAAATAGAAACGTCATTCCAAAATCAGTAATCACCAAATACTTACGGTCTGGCTTTGTATACCGCTTTTTTTGCAGGAACGGTTGTAATTCTTCAATCAGCCACTTATCTTCAATCTCTCGAATTTCAATAGGACCAACTTCTTTTTCCCAAAATTCTTTAGTTACTCTTGTCTGTCCCATACCTACAGGGCAGAACCAGTCAACCATTAGAAAAGTAGTTTGAATACCTCCACCAAAACAATACTCATTTGAAAACTTTTCTGGTAATTCAAATACCCTACAAAAATCGTTCCACATATCTACTTTATATTTCATTCTGCCTCCTCAATTCTCATTTACCCCTCCTAACTAATTTATAATGTTGCAAAGCATATTCTCGATTATCTGGTGAAGCATTACTACCTCTAGGAAAAAAGAACCCAAGCTTAGTTAAAACAGTTTATGACTATTTCCATATACCCAGATTCCGTCTCCCACTCAAATTGAATACCACCACTCGGCAAAGGTGCTACAAAAGGCGGCGGGACATCCTTATCCATTTTGTCCAGAAGTTCAATGGCCTTACTGATACAATCTTTACTAATTGGTTTTGCACCATATGAATCCCAGTTAGGTTCCATATCAGCAAACTCATTGACCCTTTTTTTAAGTTCAGATAGTTTCACTTTGCCTCCTTCTCTAATCCATTCGAATTTTGAACAAACTCAAGCTTAGGCTTGTCGTTGTAGTCGAGACCGACCTTCCTTAAAAGTTTCTTAATGTGAGGTTCTTCGACTGCGTCTAATTTACCGTTAGATTTTAACCTAGACCTAGCAACGTAAGTGCCTAGTGAATCAATTAGCATCTGACGATCAGGTCCGTCTCGGCCTTCTTTTCCAAGAATGACATAGATTTCGTCAAACAAAAGTGGAATCGTTACTACAGCTTGACCTACTGTATAGAAACGATATTTAACATCTTCATTTATAATGCCTGTCTTCGTGTCAATTCTTAGTACCTTTCTTATCTCTCTTAAATGCCCTGTCATTATGAAGTCGCAAGGTAAACGCATTAGTTTGGCTGCGAGACCATAGTTCATTAAGGTTGTCACTGCAACTGGATTCAATGGACCTCCTCGCTCCTACCCTCATTGTGAAGGATATAAATACGAAGACTACGATCCTCCAGAATGTCCTCGTCATGCGCAAGGTTACACCTCCTCAAGTTTAAGGTCTTCTATTTCTATTGAATGAAGATACCTTACACTCAATGTGTAAGTAGGGTCTTCAGCCACTTCAATCCATACACCTTTGAATCCAGAAGGGATATAAGTACGAGATATCTCATATATTTGACTTGTCTGTTTGTAAGCTTTTATTTCTATCATTTCTTAATCTCCTTAGTTAAGTG